ATCATTAGCCCAGGATTTCAAGAGAAAGTTAGCACGTTAGCAAGCGGTTTCGCGGGGTAGGGGGCGGTTTGCTTGGAGATCAGGACGGCAAGGGATTTACGCTTGGTCAATCGAGCTCTAAAGGAAAAATGGAACGTCGACAAAGAGGCGATCAAAGAAGCCTTAATGCAATGCCTGTCCGATCCAGATTTGGCGATCGATGCAGCCAAGGTGCTTCTCGCAGCGGATGCGATCGACTGCAAACGCGAAGAACTAGACACGAAGCGGGAGTCAAAAGAGAATGAGCAACGACTCCGACTTCTTGAGCTCGCTCAGTCTGTCCCAATTGCAGAGCTTGCTAAGCTTGCATCCGAAAACGGCATTGCAAGCCGACCCGATTAAGGGCGACCGTCGAGCATACCAACGCGATTTGATGGCCAAGAAACGGGCTAGCCAACGGGACGTTTTCATCCTGCCCCCGTTAGAGCCTTCTAGGCGCATTGAGGCCGAGTCTGATTGCTCTCTTTGGTTATCGACCTACTTCGGCTCTCAATTCTTCGAGGCATGGACTAGCGACCGGCTGGCCATGATCGAGTCGATTATCGACGCGGCTAGATACGGCGGGGACCAAGGCATAGCAGGCCCTCGGGGCGAAGGTAAAACCACGTTAGCTATTCGCGTTGCGTTGTTCTTAATGGTCAAGGGGCTATCGACATTTCCCGTCGTCATTGGCAAGAACGCCGACAAAGCTAAAAAGGAAGTGCGTGACCTAGTTGAGCAGTTGCAGCAAAACGATTTGTTCATCGCGGATTACCCAGAGATCGGCATCCCGTTTCAAGCCGTCGGCGGTTGGTCGAGCCGGGGCCGGATGCAGACTTGCGGCGGCGTATCAACCAACATCGTTATCGGGCCGGAATTCTTCGTCTTCCCTACGATCAACCGTAGCCAGATCCACGATTGGCCCAAAGAGATTGAGCCGTGTAGCAGAGGGCAAGTCTTTTACTCCCTGGGGATTGATGGGGCGATTCGCGGGACCAAGTTCCGTTCAACGCGGCCGACCTTGGCAATTCTCGACGACATCGAGGACCGGGAGGCAGCGGCCAGCGAAACGATGATTGCCAAGAACGAGGAAATCATCGAACAAGACATCGGGGGCTTAGGGCAGTCCTCAGAGCGTATCCCTCGGGTAATGCTTTGCACGATCCAGAATCGCAAGTGTATCGCGTTCAAATACACCGACCCCAAGCAGAAACCATCTTGGAGGGGCAAGCGATACCGCAAGCTAGTAACCAAGCCGGATCGAATGGATTTAATCGAGCAATACATCGATCTACGCAAAGGGCGAAAAGCCGACGACCCGGACGCCAGGGAAGCATTCCGTTTCTACCGTGACAATCAAGCCGAGATCGAACGCGGGGCGGCGGTAAGCAATGAGGCAAGCTATTCCGGCAAGACGCACAGCGACGGCGAACCGATGGAGCTCTCGGCAATCCATAGCTACTTCAATCGCGTCGCCGACCGTGGCCAAAAGGCAGTTTCGACCGAAGACGACAACGACCCACCAGAGGAGGCCGGGCCAATGGGCTTGGGCATTACCCCCGCTCTTGTCGAGTCTAGGATAAGCGGCTTGGTCCGACGCCAACTGCCGGCCAATACGGTTGCTTTGACAGCGGCGATCGACCTTGGCAAGTATTACCTTCACTGGGTTGTTACGGCGTGGTGGCATGGGGCAGGGGGTATCGTAGCCGATTATGGATTCCAACAGGTTTACGGTACCGATCGAAGCATGGATCACGAAGCTAGCGAACCCATGATTTATCAGGCATTGCTGTCGATACGTGATGAGTTGCTCCAAAAGGAATTCATCGACACAACCGGAACGCGAAGGGCGATCGACTTTTGCCTAGTCGACTCAGGGGCATTCACGAATGCAGCGTATTCCTTTTGTCGCGAAGTCGGCGGTATCTTCCACCCATCAAAGGGGCAAGACCCATATCATCGAAAGGCCAAGTCTAGCTCGGTGACAATCGCAGGGGCAAACCTTCACGCTCAAAAGCTTCTGTCGTCAAGCGTCTGGCTATACGAGCTAGATACGAGCTATTGGAAGCAGTTTGTTCACGAGCGATTTATGACGCCGACTTTCGACGAATCAAACATGCTTCGGCGCGGATCGCTTTCGGTGTTCAGCCTAGAGGACGAAAAGCGGCATTCGCAGTACGCGCAGCATATTGCAGCCGAAGAGCTTGTAACCAAGTTTACTGAGGGTAAAGGGGCTAAAACCTATTGGAACGTCCGAGACTCGAATAACCATTGGCTCGATGCAACCTACATGGCGGCGGCGGGCTCGGAGGCATGCGGGGTCAAGCTGATTGCCCCTAGTGAAATCGAAGTAGCTCCAAAGCATATCAGCGATGAGCCGAAACAAGCCAAGCCTGTCCAGCAAGCCTACAGGCACGGCCAGCAACGATTCAGGCAGCGTCAAGGCGGATGGATTCCCAAACGGAGAGGGTGATATGAGCAAAAGACCAAAGCGTATCGACAGGCCGGCAACGCAAGAGGCTAGCGAGCCGATCAAGATCATCGAGCCGGTGGAATCGGTGGCGGTTATCGAAACCCCCGTCCCCCGCGAAGACGAGGCAAGGCCTTGCACTTTATGCGAATCACGCCGACCTATCGGCAAAAGTTACAGCCGAGTCTATTGTACCAAGGCCAGGGTTCGCTATTGCCGATGCTCCTATTGCGGCCACACTTGGCCCCAGGAGCGTAAATAATTTGTGCCAGTGTACTAATGGAATAGTACAGGCATCTACCAAGCAACCGCAAGCCATGCAACGATTGACGCATGGCATCAGCGGCATCTCTGTTGGCACTAATCGACGCAGCTATAGAGGCCCTCCTAACTGGAGGGGCGTCTCAGTATTCCATTGGCTCTAGGACCGTCACCAAGCTTGACCTTGCGTCATTGATGGCCGAGCGAAAAGCATTGCTTCATCAGGTCCAGCGTGAAAGCGGATCGGGCGGTATCTCCCTCGGCAGAATCGTAGGGGGCCGGCGATGATAACTCGATTTATCGATTCAATAGTCTCGGCAGTTAGCCCCATCGCAGGATTGCGACGGCAGGCAGCTAGGAAGGCCCTTGCACGAGCCTATCAAGGGGCCGAACCATCGCGGGTATCAAGCAGTAGGCACCCAAAGAATCTACCAGCCGACCAAGAGTTGATGGGGCCATTCGGGGCCGACCGTCTTAGGGCAGAGGCTAGGCGATTGGTCCGAGACAACTCCTACGCATGGGGCGTGGTTGATACGATCGTTTCTTCCGTCGTTGGTGCTGGCATCCAGGCTCAATCTACGTTCGAGACCCCCGAAGGCGATGATATCGAGGACATCAACGACCTGCGAGACAAAGCTTGGTCTGAGTGGTCCGAAGTGGCCGACATAAACGGGCGACTTACCCTTGAAGAAATCCAGATTATCGCATTGCGTGAAATGGTCGAAGCGGGCGAAGTCCTGATCAGAGTAGTCAATCTACCCTCGACCGAATACCGTGGAATCAGCCGACCGATTCCGATGGCCCTTGAAATTATCGAAGCCGATCGGCTAGCAACGGATCGCGATACCTACACGATGGGCATCAATCGCGGCGATGGTACGCGGGTTATTCGCGGCATCAAGGTTGATGAATCCGGCAAGCCACTTGCGTATATGATCTACGACGATCATCCGCTACAGCCTTACGCAGTCAGCCGAACGCCAAAGGAAATCCCAGCCAGGGAAATTATCCACCTATTCCGGCAGGATCGAGTCGGACAGACGCGAGGCGTTACTTGGTTTGCTCCAGCGTTGGCGTCGATTCGTGACCTTGGAACGTACCTCGACAACGAGCTCCAAGCCTCGGCAATCGCTTCGTGCTTTACGGCAGCGATCAAGACCGAAACGCCATTGGGCAGGCTCAGCGACCCAGATGCGGGCGATGGGACAGACCGAAGGGGCAACCAAGAACGATACCTAGAGCCGGGACTAGTCTTTCAGCTTAACCCTAACGAATCAGTCGAGGTAATCAATCCAACGCGGCCAAACAACGCAGCGGGTGAATGGACCAAGGTTATTCTTCGCGGTATCGCAGTTGGGACCGGGCTATCCTACGAGGTTGTTGCCCGGGACTATTCGCAGACCTCCTACAGTTCGAGCCGAACCAGCCAACTAGAAGACCGAAGGCGGTTTCGGATCATTCAAAAGTATCTTATTAGGCACTTGCTACAGCCAGTCTGGGATCGCTTTTGCGATGCAGCGACTCGAACTAGCCTCGACGGTTTCCCTTCGCCTATCGACCTGCTAAGCGATCGCAGGCGCTTCACCCCGGTTGAATGGCAGACACCTAAATGGGAATGGGTCGATCCGGGCGTCGAGCAGCAAACCAGCGAATCGGGCATCAATTCATTTACCGCGACCTACTCCGAAGTTCTCGGGGCTCAGGGGCTCAACTTTAGAACGGTGTTCTACCAACGGGCCAAAGAAAACCGATTGCTTGCCAAGCTTGGTTTGCAGACCCCGGAACAGCAACAGCTAGCAATTTCGGCGGCTCAAACTCAAGGGGCGGCAGAAACGCAACCAGCGACCGGAAGCGGCGAAATGATGGGCCTCTCGACGCAACAATGGAACCGCAACCGCAAAGCCATCGCCAAGACCCTCGACGAGCTTTCCAGCGGCGTCATTAGCGAAGCGGCGGCCAGGGTGTTCCTATCGTCGGTCGGCATGTCCGAAGCAAGCGTACAGGCCCTAATCGACGACGCAAAAGACGGATCGGTGGACACGCTACCGGCTGAGGTGACAGCATGAACAAGAGTGACCTAATCAAGCGACGAAAAGAACTCGACGCAAGACACCAAGCCAAGCCCATCGAGGGCGGTTCGATCGTTCGTCAATTCGGGACCGTCAAGGACGGCCGAGCAGTGATTGCGACCGAAACGCCGATTGACATTTACGACCAGGAACGCGGTTGGATCAAGCAAGTTCTCTTGATGGATGGCGTTCGATTCCGCAACGACAAAAAGCGGTTGCCGATCGTCGACAGCCACAACGACAAGACGGTACGCAACGTCTTTGGGTCGATTCGCAATATCGTTATCGAGGGCGGTGAGCTTTTAGGCTTGCCTGATTTTGCAAGCGATCCGGACTCGCAGATAGTCGCGACAAGATACACCGAAGGCCACCTAAACGACTTTTCAATTGATGCCCAGATCCTAGAGCGTCAATTCGTTCGAGAGGGCCAAACGTACACCACCCGACAAGGCAAGGTGATTGAGGGGCCAGCGGAAATCGTACTCCAATGGGAACCTCATAACGCTTCGATTTGTGCAACGGGCGCAGATCCGAATTCTACTGTTAGACGGTCTTACGACCAGGAAAGGGTTGAACGTATGGACGAGTCGCTTTTGGCAACTCTCAAGGGGCTCGGGTTGCCAGAAGGCATGACCGATCCTACTCAGATTATTATCTTTCTCGCAGGCAAAGCGGCGGGTCAAACCGATTCCGACAATGCTCCGATGGGTCAAGTCGAATCGATGGCCGACAAGCCCGAAGAGGCTATGAGGGCCGAGCATGTTGAGCCGACCGAAGACACCGAAAAGAAAGTCGAAGCCGAAGTTGCACGCCAACTCAAGGCAGCCGACGACCGACGCAAGACTATCGTTGCCCATTGCATGGTTGCAAAGCTTGAGCGAAGCTTTGCAGACGCATTGGTTGACGATACATCCGTGACCGTTGAAATCGCTCAAGAAAGGATTATCCGAAAGATGGCCAGTCAACCACTAGGCGGGGCCGTCGAGGGCTCCAGTTTCAGCGTGACCGAATCCGAGCATGATAAGTTCATGGCTCAGGCTTCGGCGGGTCTTGTGCAGCGATGCTTTCAAGGCCAGATCAAGCATCAAAAAGCCCCTGACGTCCAAGGCGCGGAACACTTCCGTAACCTTGGGCTCTATCGGCTTGCCGAGGCTTGCGTCCGGCGAATGGGCGTCAACCCAGAACACCACAACAAAGGCGATATCGTTCGCATTGCGATGGGCCACCCGGGAATTGCTGGCCGACTGAATATCCGTCGATCCAACGACGTTTACCACACAAGCGGATCGTTTTCGAGCCTGCTCTTGGATGCGGCTAACAAGACCCTTACAGCGTCTTACGTCGAGGCCCCTTACACTTGGGACCAATGGGTGCGACAAGCCCAAAGCGTTGATGACTTCAAGAACATCAACCGAATCAGCCTTGGCGAATCGCCCAACCTTGAGGTTGTTCCTGAAGGCAAAGACTACCCAGAGGGCAAAGTTGTCGATCAACGCAAGTCGTACAAGATCGAGAAGTACGGCAAGGAATTTACCGTCACTTGGGAAACGGTTATCAACGATGACCTTGACGCCCTTTCCCGCATCCCAGCGATGCACGGCTCGGCGGCTCGTAGGACGCAAGAAAAAGCGATCTACGATGTTTTCTTGTCGAATCCGTTGATGCCCGACGGGTTCAACTTGTTCTCG